TAATCAGATCGACCCCATTCTGCAAAACCTTCGCCTGAAACTTCGGGTCGTTTGGGTCAAGCGTCGACAGGCGCTGATAAATCATCGTATTCATCTTTTGCGCATTATCGATCTGATCGCTGCTCAGCTTGACAGCGCCGGTTTGGAGCGTCTGCTGCTGCTGCTTCTGCGTGTTGATGCCCTGAATCACTTGCGGCAGGTTATATGCCGCATCAGGGCTCTGGCTCAGGATGCCAACAAGCTTGTTGTTGTCGACCTGCCCCGTCGTCGGGTCGGTAGCCTGCTGGTATGCCGCAGAGGTTGCGCGGTTCGCATTTAGTTGCTGCTGCGCGGCCATGCCGTTGGCGTTGTAGGCTCTGAACTGCGCAACTTGCAACGCCTGCTGCAACGGGTTGATCTGCGGCGCCTGCGCCTGGAGCGGAATTGAAGTATCGAGTGGCATGTTGTCCGCCTATTGTGCGAGGCCGTTGATACCGGCACCGCTAGAATTGGCCCATGGATCAGCGGCAGCGACCTGGGCGTTCGCGCCGCCCGCGTTGTTGTTCAGCAAGCCATAGGTAAGAGCAGAATTGCCGGCGCTGCTCAGCGCGCTCGACAGCGCGTTCGCAGCACCTACCGTGCCGGACGCCTGCGCATTCGCGCCGCTCATCAGCGTGTTACCAATGCTGCTGGCCGCCGCTGCACCTAGCGATCCATTCGTCGCCGCAGCGTTCTGACCGCTATTAACGACGCCGGTCAGCCGGTTGACGTTGTTCGCTGCACTGTTGTAGTTAGTCTGGAACGTGCCCTGCGCTGTGTTGTAGTTCGCGTTGTAGGTATTCAGTGCGCGGTTATAGACGTCGTTGTACGTCGAGTCAGCAAGCCCGGTTGCATAGGTCGATGCGCCCTTCAGTGCCGCGCCGGACGTTCCAAGGCCGCGAGCCGCCGCGCTGTTTTGAACCGATTTCAGGCCCTGATTCAGGGTGAACTGATAACCAGGCGTTGCCTGCGCCTGCGCGGCAGTGGGAGCTGTGAAGGCCCCGTAGCTGAACTGCTGCTGGAGTGGATTGCTTGAGTTTGTGCCGTTATAGCTGTACGTTCCATCGCTGTTCTGCGTGACGTTGTAACCCATCGCTTGCAACAGTGGACTGATCGACGACGAGCCGAGCTGCATGTACGGCTTGAGGTTCGCCTGCGTCTGATTCCACTGGTCATTCTGAAGATGCGCCGCGTCTTCGGCGGCTTGAGCCTGCGTATCGGCTGCGCTTTTAGATGCCTGACCGCTGATTACCGCACCACCGATCGCACCGACTGCCGCTGCTGCAAATCCCCATGGCATGGCGTTACCCCTTAATCAGAACTTGATCGACCTTTTCAGGATCGGTTTCTTCAGTCGCATGCACGCAGAACCAGACGGAATCCGTGATGGCGTCGATCCGATGCACCTTGCCTGCCGGAATAATCAGCGCAGTTGGGCCGATATGCTTCTCCCGATCTCCATCGATGCAAACCATGACCTCTCCTGCCGCGAGAATCGAAATATGGTCGTATTGGTGTTCATGCGTCTCGGCATAATGACCTGCCGGCAGCGTCATCTGTTTGGCGTACTCGCGACCAGAGAAAAAATGTCTGATTTGCAGATCGATCATTTGTACTTGTCCGTTCTGATGCATACGATCAGCGTCACGCGATCGATGCTGCTGTTGTTCTCGACCCAATGGTTTTTGCGGTTGTCGAAGCGCCAGATTTCCCCCTCTTTCGGGTTTAGCGCTTCAGTTTCGCCACCGTGATCGCAGAAGAACTCAGCGCCTAGCGCGCTGCGCAGCGACACATAAAATTTGTCGTAATACTCAACATGCCATCCGCAATCGACGTGCGGCGCGATTCCGCCCCCGGGAGGTATCCGGGTGATCAGGACGCCACCAAGCATTTCACCTTCGACGCGCGTCATGAGGTCGAAGATGATTGAACGCATTTGCGGCAGCTCATGCCATGCCGGATACCAGACTGGCACGTGCTCGGCGTTGAACGACTCGCGATCCTTGTATCGGGCCTTGTCGTTGTAACGTACCCAAATGTCTGACATGCGCGAGTGTGGCGTTCCATCCGACTCTTTGCGCTCTTTGTGTGCGTCCCATAGATCGGGCCGCGCGTCGATGGCCGTCATTAGCGGAGCAATGTCGACGCCCTCGGCGATCCTCAGGAAATTCCTCATTGCTGCACGTTCTCCGCGCCCGAGACGGTCAGCGTGACACCGAGGCCTGATGCGTAAAGCTGCTGGCCCGCTTGCAGTTTGTGCCCGATCACCTGCGGAACCTGCACCGATGCGCCAGCCGGAACGTTCGTCGACCAAACGGTTGTCGCATCAGCAGCAGCGCCAGCGGCCGGCACGATATACAGCTTGAGCGTCACGACGCCCGCTGTCGGGTTCCATACGCTCGCCTGATGGATGGCGGTAGCCGTACCATTCGGCGCCGTATAGACGGCCGCAGCCGAGGCTGAGAGAACGCCCTGACAGAGTTGTTTCCACGTAATCATTGATTGCCTCAGTAGTAAGCGATCTTGCGGGCTGTGCCGCCGATGGTGATGCTCGCGTACCCGGCTGGAGTAGCCGGTAAAGCGCCCGCAGCACCGGCAGCCGGAGCTGTGGTCGTCGTTGCGGGGGAGACGGACAAGCCGCCATTGACCTGAAGCTTGTTGCCGCTTCCATCGTCTGTTGCCGTCGCAATCAGTAACGCACCTGCATTGGTAATACGCATCCGCTCGCTCGATGTAACAGAGCCGGATGGCGTCGTGCCGAACGTCATGTGAGCGGGGCAAGACGTCGAACTGACTGCGCCATCAGTCACGATGCTGATATTGCCGCCGTCGCGGTAACTTCCGCCGTCGTAGCCGCGGCCGATGATCGTAAATAGCGTTGTGACGCCCGTCAGCGCTGTTGGCGCCGCTTCCGTTCCGTTCGCGCTGCGCAGCACCATCGCACCGGACGAGCCGAACCGCTGCCCTGTCAGCAAGCCTGTGCATGTGATTGCCTGTGCGCCGGTCGTTTGCCCGATTGATGCGCCGTCTATTGCGCCGCCAGTGATAGCTACAGTGCTCGCGTTCTGCGTGGCCATCGTGCCAAACCCGGTCATCTGCGATGCGTCGGTCACGCATGTATCGCCTGCCGAAACCAATATTTCGAGGTCTTGCAGCAATGCAGGCTGCGGCGAGGCGAGCTCATCAAGCTTCGCCTCCATATCCGTGATGCGCTGCCGCAGCGCGTCGTCTGCCCGGTAGTGTTCAAGTTGGCCTTCGAGTTCTGCCACGCGCTGCGACAGGTGCGTGATGCTCGCGCTGTCGCCCGCTTCGCCGCGCTCGTCAGGCTGGCGTGCAGCCGCGGCCATCGCTTGGGCTGCAATTGCCTCGACGGCATGGATCATGCCGAATACCACCGTCGTATCCAGCGCCGGGACGCCTTGCATGTCCTCGGCCTGAAGGTCCGCGATATTGGCATTTGCCGCTTCGACTGCGGATTGAAGCGCCGAAAGGTCAGTCCCGGCCGTGCCGCCCGACCGCGTGAAAAGAGTCAGGAAGAACATACGCCATTGCGGCGCTAGATTGCCTGACGGATCAAGCGGATTGCCAGAAGGGAAATTTGCGCCTATATCGCTCATGTGCGCGCCCTCGATGCGTCAACCCATGCGCCATTCAGCGCCGTTTTTACGGGAGCCGACCACGACAGTTCGAACACGCGGTCTCGCGCGTAGCCCAGGCGCTGCCACTGGATCGACGTCAGGAACTCGCCCACCTTACCGAGCGAAGATGTGACGGAGTTGCCCCACGACCGGCCCCGATCATCGGACCATCGCAGTCGGATTTCAGGCGCAGCGGTGTCGACCGGAAGACCATTGCCGACTTCCATATCTGCGATGAACTGGCGGAACATCACGCGGTTTCCGTCGGCGCCCCCAATATGGGGAAAGCTGCGGATACAGAGAATCGGATTACCGTCGTCCGTATAGGCGCTAGGGTCCAGCGCATAGACTGCGCCCGTCTCGTAGTCGCCGACCAGATTCCGGCCACCGTTCGACGAATGGCAGTTCGCGCGATGTCGGCTGAACGTGCCATCTGCCTCGAGATAGCCGCGCTCCGCCCATTGCCCGGTCGCCGTGTCGAAGCACCAGGTCTTGTTCGCGGTCGGGAAGGACAGCACATAAAACGCGTGGCCGCCTTGCAGGTATGAAAAGCCGACCGCGTCGTCGATGCGGCTGTATGTCGAAAACTCCTGCTCGATCGCATGCGTCGAGATACGCTCGGCGGAATAGTTCTTGCCGGCGAACACGATGCCCTGCCCTTGCAGGTCTTTCGACAGCCAGAACAGCGCAAGATCGATCTTGGCGACTGAATGCTTCGCCCCGCAACCGTGCTCGATGAATACGCCGGGCATACGCCCGAACGTGAAGTCCGACGCGCCGGTGTTGTACCAGACCTCGGTAGTGAGCTCGCCAAACAGCCAGATTTCTCGATGCATCACGGCGTGCGTGACAAGGTTGTCGGAGTAGGTCGATTTCGACGCAATGTCCAGCGAGTCAAACTTGATGTCGTTGAACAGGGAGATATAGAACTGCTGCGTCGCTGGCTTGTTGAAGATGAAATAGCCGTCGACATAGTCCACTTTGTCGGCGCCATAGAACGCCGGGTCGGTGCATTGCGTCATGCTGTTGTCGGAAAGCGAGATTGTGTAGCCGCTCGACGAACCATCGACAACGAAAGCATCCGTACCATTATCGACAATCGAGACAGGACCGGTCGTCGTCGGCAAGGTGCCGATCTGCGTATAGCTCGATCCGTTGACGGCATACACGACGCCACCCACCACGTCATAGCGATTGCCATTCGACGCGGTATAGATAGCCCTGCATTCGCCGGAAGCAGGCGGCGTCGAGACAGGCGTCAGCCCCGGCGTCGGGTAATACGTGAACGGCGCCGGCGCGTCCTGCGGGTTTGCCTCCGCATACAGATTCACGGAGCGTTGTGCCTCAGCGATCACGCTGCGCGTCTGATACGCGCCGGTAGTGAGCGGGACTCGCATCAGTTGCTCGAGTTGTCGCTGTAGATGTTGTAGCGCGACTTCGTCATCAGGCCGCTCGGCATCGTCAATTGCGGAATCTGGTTGTTCATGCGCTTGATCACGCGCTTTGCATTCATCGCGAGGCGCACCAGCGAGGGCGTCGGCTCAAGCTGATAGGACGGGCACAGATAGATCCCGAGGTTGTAGCGGATTGCGGTCATGTACGGCGGCGGCAGATTGACCGAAGTCGCGGCCGTAGCCAGTTGCGGCAACGTGTCCATCGTCACGATATGCAGCTCGTAGCTGCTGTTCGGCACCGGATACAGGAACAGATTGCCGAGCGGGAACGCCGAGTCGTAAAAAGCCCATTCCGGGAAGGAATTCAGCGTCTTGAGCGAGATCCGCGCGTAGTCCTCGCGCGCGTCGATCATGCTGATGCGGTAATCGACTGCACTGCCCGCACCACTGCTCGCAAGCCGCGCGTATGCCGCATTGATCTTGATCGGGCGTGCGATATTGAAGTCACCGCCGAGGCCAACCGTGTACGAAACCGACCCGTTCGCCTGGTGCGCAGTGTCGATCAGGTGGAAGACGCTCAGACGCTCGGCGGCCCACTGGCCGAGCATCATATTGAGCGTCGCCAGCGCGTCGGCCGTGTCCTCAGCAGAGACGGACTGACCGATGCCGAGCGCGCCGATATCCTTCAGCGCCAGCGTGATCAGGTCGGTTCCGGTTGTCATGCAGTCTCCAGCGCCGTACGGATCTTGTCATTCGACCAGCGCTTGTCGATCTTCACGCCGCGCTCGTCGGCGATCTTGATCAGTGCCTCGCGCTCGTCGCTCTGTTCCGGATCGGGATCGGCGGGCGCAAGTGCGGCTTCTTCCTCCGCGCTGTGCACGAGCACACTGCCAACCCACTTGGGGTAATGCTGGAACGTATCGGCGTTGACGTGCACTTTCGGCGGGACGTGATTCGCATCGGACCAGCCTTCGTCCAATGCATCAAATTCTTCCTGCGTGTGGACGATCCGCGATTTCTCGCCCTGCTTATGTGTCCACATCGGGAATTTTTCGTATGGCATGAACCACTCCAGAAGAATGCAGGGGCCGCACGTTGCTCCGAACATGACGGCCCCTTGATCAATCAGCCGGCGATGCGGCAGGCGAGTTCGTTGTACACAGGGCGCCAGCCGTACAGGACATCGATACGGCAGGGGAATTGGTCAGAACCGATCGCGTACTGGCGCACGATCCGCATAGAGATTCCCTTGTGGTTGCGGCGGCCGGCGAAGTCGACACCCTCTGGCATTTCCAAGTCGGCCGTGGCCAGCGTGAAGGCGTTCTTGTGGTACGCCATGTTCACGGTGTACTGCGTGCTTGCAGCGACATCCCACGTCACGACGGCAGCATTGGCCGGCCCGGCAGTAACCGTCTGATACTGCTGATTCGACGCCGCGGTGTTGATCGCCGGGAAGATTAACAGCGTTGCATTGCCCGAGCCGTCAGCCGTTGCCGCCGTCAGCGATGTGAACTGGCGAAGCACGCGCGTCGACTGGCGCGATTGCGGGTTCACCGCGAACACACCAGCGATCGTGAACGTGTCGCCTGCTGCGACCGTGCCGCCCGCGCCTAGACCGGTGACGAGCAGCGAGTTACCCGTCTGACCAGCGCCCGATACCGTACCGTTGGTGCGCGTGCCTGCGGTTGCCTGGCGGACGTTCTGATCCATGCCGATATCGAAGCCGAGCGCCGGCACGAAGATGCCACTGGCGTACTGATCGCTGATCGTCTTCGGGGCATTGAACAGGCCCGCTGTAGCTTTGACCATCTTGCCGTTAGCTGCCGGGTCCCACACGGCAGCGCGCCGGCCGTCTCGAGGAGCCGCCTCCTGGTCGAGTCGGGTGCCCGCATCCAGGAGAACCTGAATGTCGTTCGGCGTCGTGCCAGCAACGCCCACCTGATTGCCGACCGTGGTGTACAGACCGAGGCCGTCCAGGTCGATCTTGTTGGCGATCGTCGCCATTGCAGGCGCAAGATAGCGCTCGGCGAAGTCGTCGATGTTCAGCGTCAGTTCGGACGACGAGAACTCGAAATCAACGTGGAACTGCGTGTCGAGCGTCACCGGGATGACGGTTTCCACCACGTTTTCAACCGCCAGCGCCGGGCCGGTCGTACCGACGAAGCGCACCGGCTTGCGAACGTTCACGGTCGAACCGACCTTCGCACCCTTGATCGCGAACTCGTCGCTGTATTCCTTGTTGACGCGCGACGAGAACGCCAGATTGTTCTCGAGGATCATCAGCGACTTGTCGAGAATCTTGCTGGTGTTAAGAAGTGTATTGCTCATTTTTCAGCCTCATTTGGAGCCGTGTTTCTTCCACCACGCGATCTGCTCTGCCGTCGAGGCGAATTCCTCGGGCTCGACAGGCGCGGACCGTCCGCCGATCGGGTTGATCGGTGCGGGGGCGTTGGAAACGGGTTTGGGTTTGGCCTGACCGACCGTCGATTCAAGACGGGCGAGCTCAAGCGCCATGCGCAACGGAGGAAGGGACAGCAGGCGTTCAGCGACTTCCGGGTTCTGGCCGAGGTGATGAAGCACCTTGTGCCCGGCATCCATCGCCGTGACGGCTTCGAGAAACTCGGGCGATGCGCCGCCGAGCAGCTGGAACGTCCGCAGCGACGAATCCCACTCGTTACCGAATTCGCCCTTGCCGGCGTCGAACACCTTGTTGCAGGCGTCGTCGAACTTCTCTTGCTGGATGAGGCGCTTCGCTTCGGCCCGAACGTCATCGGCGCTCATCTGCCGTTGCTGGGGCTGCTGCGTCTGCTCAGCGGGTTGCCGGTACTGCTGCAACTGCTGTTCGAGCGCTTCACGCTGCCGCTTTTCCTCGTGTTTCTCCCGCGTGAGCTGGTCGATGCGACGTTGAACCCAATCGTTCTTGGGCTTTTCCTGCTGCGTCTGCTGCTCGACATGCTCTGCGGTTTGCCCGGCGCCCGGTTCCGTGCTGACTTCAGCGGGCTGTTGCGCCTGTTCCGTGGAGGCCGTAGGCGTGACGTTCTCGACTTCAGTTGAAGCGTTCTCTTGCGTTTGCATGGACATGTCCAAGGATTTAGCCCGGTGATCCCGCGCCGGTACGGAATGCAAAAAGGCCCGCTCCTTTCGGAAACGGGCCTTCTGGAAAGCTGTGTTGCTTGGTCTTAGCGCTGACCGCCGATGATGTACTGCTCGCTCGTCGGCGTGATCGATCCGGCCGTCGTGTTGACGAACTGGATCGCCAGCGTGTTAGCAGCCGACACGCGTACATTGCCGATGCTCAGCCCGGCTTGATGCGATGCCTTATTGATGTCGATCGAATCACCGACTTGCAGGCCGGGAACGGCGAATGTCTGTTCAGCGGTCGTATTCGCGCCGACGGCGGCCGGCGTCAGAACCTGCTTGATGTTGTAGATGCCTTGAACCGGCGTCGTCGAGCCGAGGTCTTGGAGAATACCTGGGTATCCCATGATCGAATCCCTTATTAAGGTTGAGCGGGCAAAGAAAAACCCGCGCTCGGCGGGTTCGGTTGGGGCTGCGGTTGCTGCTGCGATGGATCCGGCGGCGCACCACTTGGCATCGGCTGAATCTGGCTCGGATCACCGGTGCGCAGCGTCTCTGCCACCAGGTGCGCGGCGATCGCGGCAATGAGTTCTGGCGCCATGTCGGGAGCAATTGCCTTCAGGCGGTCCGTCTCGGCCTTGTATGCGTCGATTTGCACATGCGCATCCTCGCGACCCTGCGTGCTGCGTGCATCCTGAAGCGCCTGCGACAGATGATTGATCATCTGCTCCATCTGCTGCATCTTCTGGTGCATGTCGGATTCGGCCGGCGTCGGGCCCTCGCCGAGGATTTCCGCGGGGATCGTGCGGTGCAGACGCTCTGCGACCTCATCGGCCATCGGGAAGTCGGCAGCCTTGAACAGAAGATCTCCCGCGACCTTCATCAACGCCTGATCCTGCGACATGATCTGCGTCAATGCGTGGAACGCTTCCTGTCGGCGCGTCTCATAGTTAGGTCCGACCTCAACCGTCACGTCGTACCGACCAATGCCAGGGTTATAGATCAGTTGCGCGGCCTCTGCGGTAGTCAGCTTCTGCGATCCCTGCGGCTGAATCGGTGCCGGCTGACCGTTAGCATCGCCAACAGCGTGCTGCTGCTGCGGATTGATCTGCGCGAAATCCTCACTACCATCCTCGCCCACGATGCGAACAACGCGTTCGGTGTCGTACACCTTCGGAATCAGGTCAACCATAATGCGGCCGGTGTAGCGAATCGCTCGAGCAACGTTGTCGATGAAGTGATACGTTGCCTTGTCGCCCTGCCGCTGGCGTGCAGCGATGGCCACACCAGCATCAGCATTCGACGGCGCGCCGAACTGCTCCTGATACTGGCCGCTCGTCATCATCAGTTCCTGCTGCGCCGTCTGCATGGCTTGCAGGTACGCAGATGCGCCTACAGGCGGCTGCTCGCGTTGGGGACGGGGAATCTCTCGCCCTTGTTCGTCGACGCTGTTGTAGGGCAGATACGCCTTGTTTTCCTTGTTCGCGTTCTTCCACTCGTCCTCATAGCCTTCGATGGCTTCGGCCGGCGCGACATACGGCGTCTTGGTCTGCAATGCGATGTATTCGACGTTGGCCGAGGTCATGTAGTTATACATGCGCTGGCCGTCTTTCATGTTGCGCGTGTGGCCCTTGCGCTCGACCTTGCCATTGATAACGATCTCCTCGCCCACCACGCGCACGATCGGCAGATAGCGGCCCGGCCATTCCTTGCGATCGATGATCTTGTCGCCAGCGATCTTGCACCACTTGAAATGCGGCTCGGTGATCTCGCGCTTCTTCACGCTGTCGTCGGCGAGCAGGGCTTTGCGCTCGTCTGCGTC